CGCCAACAGACCATCAATATTCAGACTTTACTAAAACAAGGATTAGAACCTGATGAGGTAGAAGAAATCGTTAATCGCAAATTAATTGAACTTGACGATATAATTGTTAATCTTGAATTTATTTTAAATGTTGAAAATATTGCTGATACTGTACAACCTGAGACAGATAAGTTATTAGGTAAACTATGAAACTAATCGTAGCATGTGATCCAAAAGGTGGTATTGGCTATGAGAACAAATTGCCCTGGAGTAAAATCGAGGGCGATTTGCCAAGATTCAAGGAACTTACTACTGGTAAAACAATTGTAATGGGTCGTAATACTTATGAAAGTTTACCAATAAGACCATTGCCAAATAGATTTAATATAGTAGTTAGTAGTAAAGAAATTGAAGGTGTTGTAACACTACCCAATATATCTATACGTGACAATATAAGTCTTAAAGAAGCATGGATGATTGGTGGAGCCAAACTAATTAACACTAATTGGTGGTGCTTAGATGAAATACACTTAACTAAGACATTTACCGAATACACTTGTGATAGCTTCATAAATTTGTTATACTTAGAAAAGCTGTTTAAGTTAGAAACAGTACAAGGTTTTAATGACCATGTATACCAAATTTGGAAACGTAAATGAAACAATACTTAGAACTACTACAAGATATATTAGATAACGGAGAAGCAAAAGATGATAGAACTGGCACTGGCACTATTAGTGTGTTTGGACGTAATATTCGCTTTGATTTGCGTAGGGGCTTTCCAGCCGTCACTACCAAGAAGTTGGCTTGGAAAGCGTGTGTAGGTGAATTACTCTGGTTCATTGAAGGCTCGCAAGATGAAAGACGTTTAGCAGAGATTACGCATGGCAGCAAAGAAGGCACCGTAACAATTTGGACACCAAACGCACTTGCACCTTACTGGAAAGAAAAAGCAAAGTTTGAAGGCGACTTGGGACGTGTATACGGAGTACAATGGCGTCATTGGAGAACTGATGACAAAGAATGGGAAAGAACCGAAACAGGTAAAGAACAGGTTGTATCTAAAGAAATAGACCAGTTGAAAAACCTAGTTGAGGGTTTAGTTAAAGACCCTAATGGTCGCAGACATATTCTAAGTGCTTGGAATGTGGGTGAAATGAATAAAATGGCTTTGCCACCCTGTCATGTAATGAGTCAATTCTATGTCAACAAAAATAAAGAACTATCTTGTCATATGTACCAGCGCAGTGTGGACGTTTTTCTCGGTCTACCTTTTAATATTGCTAGCTATGCGTTGCTTACACATTTAATCGCACATCATTGTAATTTAAAAGCAGGTGAGTTGATTATCAGTACAGGTGATACACACATCTATACAAATCATATTGAACAAGTTAAAGAACAATTGAGTCGTGAACCATATCCATTACCAACGTTAATGTTAAACTCAGTAAAAAATAATATCTTTGAAATGACAATGAATGACATTCATTTAGAGAACTATCAAAGTCACGGTGCGATTAAGGCGTTAATGGCAGTATGATTCTGTATGAAGATACTGATACCAAGATATACACTTATCTAGTGCATGAATTTAGAATGGGTGATGTTGAAGATCCGGATTTATTTGCATCACAACATCTTTGGGAGTGGGAGAAAACAGATTCAGGTAATTGGGTGATGAACAACAGTGAACCTACTGCAAGCTGGCATAGAATTCCTGATGGATATGGTTGGAGATATGAAATTCGTGCTTATCTTACATCAGAACAGTTAATGTATTATAGGCTAAGATTTGAATAAATTAGAATTTGTTGTTAAGTGGTCGGCTACAGTCTTTGCACTTGCAACAGTGTATCTTACTAGCCATGACATTATACCATTGAACAAGTATATAGGTATCATAACTGCCTTCTTGTGGATGTGGTTAGGCTTTATGTGGAAACAACCAAGCATGTGGGTATTGAATATCATTATGATTGGGTTATATGTAAAAGGATTATTTACGTTATGAATATTTTAATAACAGGTGGATTGGGATTGATTGGTCACAATGTAGTTAAGCGACTACAGGATGATGGGCATATAGTATCTATCCTAGATAACAAAACAAACTATGGTATCATTCCTCACTCTGAAATTAATTACTTGATGTCTGAACGTAGAAAAAAAATTGATGCAGATAGCTATATCTATGACCGTGATATTTGTGATGCAGATGACGTTGACCATGTTTTTAATGTTGAACAACCTGAAATTGTAATTCACATGGCTAGCTTCCCTAGACAGAAAGTCGTGAATGCAAACCCAGCATTAGGTAGTCGTACTATGAGTGAGGGATTACTCAATTTGTTGGAAGCTAGCGATAAATATGAAGTGCGTAAGTTTATCTATATCAGTAGTTCAATGGTATATGGCAATTTTAAAGATGATGTAAAGGAAGATTATGAATGCAAACCACAAGGACAATATGGAATACTCAAACTCGCGGGCGAATGGCTTGTTAAAGACTATACTCGCCGTACTAATCTTGTTCATACTATTATTCGCCCCTCTGCTGTTTATGGTCCGTTAGATGTTGAAGACCGTGTTATCAGTAAATTTTTACTTACTGCAATGCGTGGTGAAACTATCCAAGTTAATGGGGAAACAGAAACACTAGACTTCACGTATGTAGATGATGCCGCAGATGGAATTGTTGCAGCCGCACTGTCTGATAATACAGAAAATAAGACCTACAACATTACAAAAAGTCACAGTGTAACCCTATTAGAAGCCGCACGTATGGCATTAGAACTTGCTGGTGGCGGCATGCTAACAATAAGAGATAGAGACCTTGATTTTCCTAGTAGGGGAGCATTGAATATTGATGCGGCTCGCAGAGATTTTGGATTTGATCCCAAAGTTGATGTTGCTGAGGGCTTTAAAATATACTATGATTGGCTAAAGTCATCTTCCTATTATAATAAATAGTATTATGTTCATTTTATCAATTTTACCCGATTGGGTCTTTCATACAATAACTATTGTGGGCGTACTTGGAACAATAGTTGGGTTTGCGCTGGGTATGATTCCGGGAATCAAAACTTACATAATTCCTATTCGTGTTATTAGCATTCTATTAATGTCTTTTGGATTGTACTTGGAGGGCGGACTAGCAGACTATAAAATATGGGAAGCTAAAGTAAAAGAAGTAGAAGCTAAACTAGCAGAAGCAGAACTTAAGAGTGCCAAAGAAAACACAAAAATTGTAACTAAGGTAATCACAAAAACTCAGATTGTAAAAACTAGGGGTCAGGATATTGTAAGATATGTTGATAGAGAAATTATCAAATATGATGAGAAGTTTGCAAAAGGTGGAATATGCGAAATCCCTCAAGAGTTTATTAAAGCACACAACGATTCAGCAGAGGCAGTGAAATGAGATTATTAAACATTCTATTAATTACAACCTTAGTTGGTTGTGCAACAGCAGTACCGGTTACTGTTAAATTCCCTGAAGTTCCAGAAAGGTTGTTAGTAAGATGCCCTCAATTAGAAAAATTAGGAAACGAGCCAAAACTGTCAGACGTAAGTAAGACAGTTACAATAAACTATACCACTTACTATGAATGTGCTGTTAAGCACGATGCATTCGTAGAGTGGTATAAAATTCAAAAAGAGATTTTTGATAAAGCTGGTAAGTAATTAATCACTGTTATTTTTGCATTTAGCACGTTTGGCGTTGGTCAATGCACCGTAGTCAACTGGCCATTCTTTTCCCGGTTGCAACTCTGTAGCATTCTTAGGGAAAGCATATTGAACTCCTGCTTTTTTCTGAATATCGGCAACACTTACACGGAACTTAGTCAAGTCATTACCTAAGTTAGCATATGGTTTAGTATGTGGGAACAACCATCCAGCAACTTGTCCTGTAGTTTGATTGATTACAATTTTATAGTAAGCATGCGGTACAATAACACCCTTACCAATAGTCAAATCACCAGCGCCATATATAGCTCCAACGTATACTGTAAGTGGTTGGTTCAATTGCACAGCCCACCCCCTGACACTTGTTTCTAGTAATTTCCAGATGCCACGGTTTAAACTGCCGTGCTGGGGATACATGTTTGTCATTAAAAAACTTTCGTAACTGGTTATTTGTGACCAAGTTTGATCTCCATCTGGGGCAGCATGGCCTTTGTCATATCCTGTACCTACATAGTCATCTGGAGTTGCGCCACTAACTACACTTTTGTCAGCAACGAATGCGTTAGTGCGTGGCCAGCAACCTAATGCGTTTTTTGGTAGTAATGTATACGCAACATATGAAGGAATTTTAACTGGTGCATCATATGCTACCAAATATGCTTCTCTACAAATAGGTTGCACTGTACGTGCGGTTTGTGCAAATCCATAGGGGCTATGAACTTGACATGCTTGAACGGGTAGGGGCGGGCGTTGGTCCCAAGAAAAACTAGTTGTAGATGCCAATGTCAGCATCAAAGCTAATAATATACGCATATTTGTCTCCTAAATATGCATATATTTATCTTTTGGTTAACGACGGTGATTCATTATTCTACGCATTGCATCTAACTCGGATTCTTCTAATTCTCCTGAAACATCCGTTGCAGGGGTAGAAGTATTTAGCTTATTCATGGTATAGCGTTTTTCCATTTCCGGATTTGCTCCGGCTAAACCGGTTGATAAATCAGTTGCTACTGCTTTTGCTTGTGGGCTAGTAAAACTAGTTACACCCTTCTCGGGTTGCATCTCTTTGTTCAACATGTCACCTGTTGCTCTAGCGCCGGCATATTTATTATAGGCAGCGTCATCTCCTGCATATCCCTGAGGCCCTACTTCATCTAATTCTTCTTTATCAAACGCAAGCCTACGCATTGCATCTAATTCATCTTCCATTGTTTGTGGTTGGTCAGCTTCTGTTTGTGGGTTTACAAAACTGTTCACTTTTGCAGGATCAACACCAAGACGCTGGGCACTCGCATCAGTACCAACATATGCATCTTCTCCGGGCCCGTGTACTGTTAGCTTTTTAACACCAGAAGCATAATCCTTAACTTGAACACTATCCGTACCAGTATTGTATCTGACTCTATTAGATTGTACAGCACCGGTAGCATTCTTTTTTTGTTGAACTGCTAACGGTCCTGCATCATAATTTAATGCTGAAGATCCGTCATCATACGCAGTGGTAGACGCCCCGCCCATACTTGGGCTTTGGTATGCTACATTTGCTTCAGTGATTTGATTTAGCATAGAAACGTATGCTTTTACATATTTTGAGTCCATTTATGTTCCTTGGGAGTATGTAGTATTTATGATAAATACAGTATTACGGAACATATCACATGGCTAATTACGCAAACATTCTTATAGGTGAACTACCCAACGACGGAACAGGCGATCCGTTACGTGTTGCATTTAGTAAAATCAACAATAATTTTGCTAATCTACAAACATTAACTGACCCTGAAGGACCAATTGGGGCATTTCAATTTAAAACTGCTGAAGTTATAGGTAATGTAACATCTAATGGAATTTCAGGATCAAGTGCGTTAACTTATGCTAATTCAAATGTAACGTTAGGAACTAATTTAATCCCTACAGCAAATATAGATATTGGTAGCCCTGCAAATGCAATTCAAAACATCTATGTAGGTAATTCATTAAAAATAGGAAATGTTACTCTAACTAGCGCAGTAGACACTGTTAGCTATAATGCTAACCTATCTGCGGTAAATATAAATGCATCGAATGTATTGTCTTTTGGAACTACTGTTATTGTTGATAATAGCGCATTTGTAGCAATCACGGAAAGTGATGTTCCTGAGCAAATGATATATGAGATTCCAATGTCTCAAGCAAGAACTGCCAAATTTGAGATAACATCAATAGAGTCAAGCACACAAAACAGTCAATTTGCAGTAGTAGAAGCGACCAAGCAGAATAACAACGCAAACGTAAAATATATCATACACAGTACTATTTTTGTAGGAAATGTATTGACCAACTACAGTGTGACAACATCTTTTGGTCAATTGAAATTCAATGTATCACCTTTAGTAAACAGCACTATTACGCACAACGTGGTCTGCAAGATAAATAATTGATATGAGAGCTAAAGAATTCGTAAAAGAAGCTAAACAGGCTAAAATGAGTAAGCGCCAAAAGCAATCAACTGTTGGTGTTAACTTGTTCCGTGATCCAGATGGCTATGACCGCACATATGAGTTAAATCGAATGATGATGGCTGTAGCATGTGCTGATGGTACTGGTTCACCAATAGATATGGACTCGGAAAGTTGGATAGGAAAAGATAATTCTGCTCAACCATATAGTAGTTTAGAACAAGACATGTTGAAACAAGCTGCCAAAGCAATTGGATCAAAAATAAAAGATGTCAATAAAGGTGATTTGCGTAGCCTAGAATTGGACAGCATACACAAAATAAGCCCAATCACAGGCTTTAAAGGCTTCGGAAAATAATTCAACATACTATTTTTTGAATAAGTAATTTTATCTTATTCAGGAAAACTATGATTGATATCAACAACACACTAGACTTAATTAAACTAAAATTTTATAACGAATGGTTATATACTGCTCATATCTATGATGAGGGTGAAAGCGGATTTCATCAACAGTTAACTACAAAAGTAGTTGAATCATACATTGATCCATTAAACTTAAAGAAAGATGCGGTAATTTTAGATTTGGGTTGCGGTCCTGGTTATTTCTTAGATGAAATGAAACAGCGAGGATACACTAATTTAACTGGAGTTACATTAAGCCCCGGAGATATTGAATTGTGTACTAAAAAAGGTCATACCGTAAAACCGTATGATTTAAGTTTCTTACCACAAAAAGATGGGTACTACGATGAAAGTGTAGACTTTATTTTTTTGCGCCACGCATTGGAACATAGCCCATATCCTATCTTTTCACTAATGGAATACAATCGTATTCTAAAACAAGGTGGAAAAATTTATATTGAAGTTCCTGCCCCGGATTGTGACCGCAAGCACGAAACTAATCTAAATCATTATAGTATTCTAGGTGCTAGCCAATTAGCCTCATTGATTGACCGTACTGGATTTTCAATCAATGCATTCAACACACTTGAATTTGACTTAGCCGTTGGCCAAGATGAAGAAGGCAACAAAGTAGAAGTTAAAGAAAAATATTATTGTATTGTTGCTACTAAAGCCCGCCCTTTAGATATCAAATAATCTGATAAATACATCATGTTTGATGTATGGAAACAAGCCAAAATAATGAACGGATTTGACAAGCTCAAATCTGTTCCATCACGTCAAGAAAACATTGACACTACCCTAGAAGATTTAAAGAAACTAAGTGGCATTACTCCGCAAGTTATTGGTGAAGAAATCAATATCAGTATAACGGGTACTGAAAAAGGTCAGTTAATGAAGAAACATAATATACAGCCCGGAACACCTGAATGGTTCAACCTCTGGTTCAGCAAACCATACTTAACCGGTGAACAACCAATAGGAAACAAACATGTCCGCTAATGGAATATCAACTCTCGCAACAAAACAGTTAAAGCAAAATGCTAAGTTATCTGCGGCAGCTACTAAACGTGCAAGTGACGGACGCCCTAGTACGTTAGACAAAACATTATTACCTACAGTTTATACAAACAATACGGTAACAACTCAATCACATCCCTCAGGATTAGTTTTAGGTCGCCCCTGGAAATAATTTCGGTTAATTTAACCCTATAAATATTATTATGAGCGGAACCCCTTCCTTAGTTAAAACACCTTATGTAAAAACTACATTCAATACAGATAAAGAGTTAGATGACTTTATCAAATGTAGCGATCCTAACACGGGTTATCTGTACTTCATGGATAACTTCTTTTACATACAACACCCAACACGTGGTAGCATGTTGTATCACCCATGGGACTTCCAAGAAAAACTAATACACACTTACCACAACTATCGTTTCAGCATTAGTTTAATGGCTCGACAAACAGGTAAGTCTACATCAGCCGCAGGATATCTACTTTGGTATGCAATGTTTGTCCCGGACAGTACAATTCTTATTGCGGCGCACAAATATGCAGGTGCTCAGGAGATTATGCAACGTATTCGATATGCGTATGAGAACTGTCCTAATCATATTAAAGCAGGTGTAACAACATACAACAAAGGCTCATTAGACTTTGATAATGGTAGTCGTATTGTAAGTGCAACAACTACTGAAAATACAGGTCGTGGTCTATCTATTTCATTATTATACCTTGATGAGTTTGCATTCGTAAGACCTACTATTGCTAAAGAGTTTTGGACATCTATCACTCCTACACTATCAACTGGTGGTAAAGCTATTATCACTTCAACTCCTAACAGTGACGAGGATCAATTTGCTGTTATTTGGAAAGGTGCCAATAAAACAGAAGATGAATACGGTAATCAAACTGAATTAGGTGTCAATGGATTTCGTGCATACAAAGCAACATGGCATGCACATCCTGAACGTGATGAAGTCTGGGCAAAAGAGATACAAGCTCAGTTAGGTGAAGATAGATTCCGCCGAGAAATGAATTGCGAATTCATTATTGCTGACGAAACGCTTATTAACGCAAGCACTTTAATTGATTTAGAGGGTTCTGAACCACTATTCAGACAGGGACAGATTCGTTGGTATGAGAAACCTGTTAAGGGGCATACTTATATTGTAGGTCTTGATCCAAGTCTTGGTACTGGTGGTGATCCATCAGCAATACAAATATTTGATGCAACCACTACTACGCAGATAGGTGAATGGAAGCACAATAAAACAGTTATCCCGGATCAAATTAAATTAATAACACAAATTACCAAATACATACTTGACTGTACAGGTGAACCCAACAATATCTATTATAGTTTAGAGAACAATTCTATCGGTGAAGCCGCATTAGTATCATTAAATGAATACGGTGAGCATAATATTAGCGGTACAATGATTACTGAGTCTGGAGTAAAGAAACGCAAGGGTTTCAATACTACGCAGAAAAGCAAACTTGCGGCCTGTGCTAAATTTAAACATTTAGTTGAGACTAAGAAAATGAAGATTCACAGCAAAAGCCTAATCAGTGAACTAAAGACATTTGTAGCATTGGGCGGAAGTTATTCTGCTAAAGTAGGAGAAACTGACGATTTAGTCATGGCTACACTTCTGGTAGTACGTATGATGCAACAATTAAGCAGTTTCTTATTGGATGTAGAGAATCAAATCAAGGATTTTGACGAATTTCTACCACCTTTACCGTTCTTTGCTGTCTTGGGTTAATATTTGATAAATAAATTATCATGCCAATTAAACAAGAATCATTAAACAACCAACTAGAGGATGAGTTAAGCAAATACAATCCTGTTCCAGTGACCTCAGGTGGAAAAGAAGTTGACGTAGCGGACGAAGCAGATGTCTTTAGATTTGACTTCATTAAAGACGGCGTAAATTACGGACCAGTTCATGTTTCTATTGACGGAACAAGTAAAATGATTATCTACTATAGCAAAGATGTTCAGGATAGTCCTAGAGGACGTTCTATTGAAGGATCAGGGGAAGAATCATTTGACGACCTATGCAAGCGATTATATCGTTGGGCAGTAGGTCATCAACTAAGACCACAGAAAGTCTATAGTTCTAAATTAGGAAGAGATATGGCTAAACGAGAGCATACAAAAAGAATGGATGAAGGATATTACTCAACGGGTAAGAAATCTAGCTATAGTGATAATATTGCAGAGACTAAAATTATCATTCAG